GCAATCGCTTCTTTTAGCAAATCTGATTTTGCCATTAGTTTTCTCCTTAAATTTGTTTTTGGAAATAAGATTATTTGAAATCTTAATAGAATTTATTTATTTAATAGACACTATATAGGGATAGCGTATTTCCATTATAAATATAGAGCAACTTAAAAAACAGTAAAAAAGTCCTAACATTTCTGCTAGGACTTCTTAAAAAACTTTAAAATTTTCTTATTTGTATTCTTGATCTCTCAAATACTGTATGTGTTTTGCACGATTAATAACGTCTCTACGTTTAACACTAGGCTTAGTAAAAGTACGATTATTCTTGACGTGATCTAATACTCCGCTTTGTTTGATTTGTTTTTTAAATGTTCTAAGTGCAAATGCAATGTCTGATTCTACTACTCGTACTCCTTTTGCATTACCGGATACGATTGATTTGTGGGCTTTTTGTTTTTTATTCATATAACTTGTTTTAAATTTTTCTTTTAGGTGGCATTCTTCTTGCAGGTGGCTTTTTTCGACTTCTAGGTGCTTGAAAGGCAAATCGTCTTAATTCTGGAAGTTGTGCAAAGTAACCTTGAATTTTTTGTGACTCGGTTCCTGGATCTTCGCCTAAACGGAAATAGAAATATCCAGTTAATCCAGATGATGATTTTTTATGCGATATAATAGTGAAGCCTTTTTTAGTAGTCCATCTTTGTATTTCTTTGGCTACTGCACTAGCTTCTTGTGGGTCACGAAGTCTATACATTACGTGTCCGTTATAGTCTGTAAGATTGTTAATGAGTTGAGCTTCTTCTAAATCTGCTTCTGATAATTTATCAGCTTCTTTATTAAAATCAACTAATGCTGCATGTGCTGCTTTAATTTCATCTTCATTTGGAATTTTTGAATTTTGTTCTTGTGAATTTTGTTCTTGTAATCCAAAAAAGTCTCGATACAATTTTTTAAATTTACTCATTATCATGCTCTTATATTATATAAATAAATATTCAAAACTCCAAATTAAAAATATTTGTTTAATGCTTCTCCAATATCATCAAGTGATGCTCCTAATCTTCTTCTAGCAATCATCATTTCATTACATGCTTTTTTTGCTTCATTAGTAGCTGCAACCATAAGTTTATCAATTCGTCCAGCTTGAAGTTTTTCTATCTGATCTTCATTTTCTTTGATGTACTTACCGGCTGACTCTACCATATTAGATACCTGAGTCATCATTTCTTCTAAATTTTGTTTTGGTAACATTGCTTCTACAATTTCAGAATATCTTGCAACTGTGTCTGCTAACTGTCTTTTTTCTTCCTCAGTCATTGGTGCTTCTTGTTGATCAAACACCAACTTTTTATTTGCATCACGTTCGTATAATAAATTTTTTAATGTTTCTAATTTTTTACCCATTTTTATATCCTACATTTACCATCTTCGCATAATATCGAAGTAATAATTTTATTTGTTTTTGCATATTTGTTTGTGTCTCTTTGAACCGACTCATTTACCGTAGGTGTAAGAAATGCTCCATGAGTTGATGGATTAGACACAAAGTCAAAACATATCAATTCAAAATCGTCTTGCACCTGCACTACTCCTTCACTTCGAAGTTCTTTAACACTACCAAGTCCCCGACTAGATATTCCTAGTGTTATACCCGCTTTAAACAGTGACTTCAATATTTTACCAGAAGGAGTATCTAATACTTGAACTACGCCTTTTAAATCATTGCCATCCCACCATATTTTCAAAACGTTGTGAGACACGTTGTTCAAGTTAACTACACTTGACTCTGGGTGATCTAATTCTCCCAATGCTCTGTTTTGGTCAATGAATTCACGTTGATAGCGTTGACATTCACGCATTAGTATTTCTTTTGGATATACTCTTCCGTTTTGATTTTTTGCTCCAGCTCTTTGTAAAACTCCTTGCACTACAAAACCACCTGGTATTCCGTATTTGGCACCATTGGACTCATTGAGTGAACCAACTGGCGTAAACGGCATATATTCTACTAGTAATGGTTTTGACATTTTACTCTCCTAATGATCTTACTCTCTCTGATATTTTTATTAATCTTTCTGATATTTTTCTTAATGCATTATGTGTGCCTGTACTAAACCCTGAATGTGCTATTCCAGATTCGGTTTTTAATCTGCCGGTATATTCAACAATCTTTTCGATTTCTTTAAGTTTTTTAGCTACATCTCTTATAGACGCATTTACTTTTCTTGCCGGACTCATTTTTGAATCACTTAAAACAAAGTCTCGATATCCTTCTATAAGTTGTTCATATTTTCGGTCCATCGCTTCTTGTACCCGCTCATATTTCATTGTTTTCTTTTTCTTTTTATATTGAGCTGGTGTTATAAATGATCCTGGTATATTATATCCAGCAACACCCCCTGTTGTAGACATTTCATCTAAATCTTCTTCGTTAACAGCTTTAGAAACTGCCTTTCTACGCTTCTTAAGATATTCATCAGATGAATCTACTTTACCATCATTATTAATATCATCGTCTTCTTTTCCTACTGGATCTAAATCTTCTGTAACGTTACCGTCTTCCGGATCTGCATCTGCTCCATTTGGAACTCCATCTCCATCTAGATCATATCCATTTTTCATTCCGGTTTTATATTTACCAGGATTTTTAACTTTTTCTTCTAAAGACTCAAAGCTTTCATTTATTTGTTTTAAAAATGATTTCATCGGTGAACTCCATTTAATTCTTCTATAAGGTCCATGTATCTCATTAATGACACTATGTGTGATTCTTTGAGACGCTTCATGTTTTCTACATTGCAAAGCATTTCAGAAAGTCGTTGCACTTTGATTTTAGTTACTTGTTCGTCTATGCGGGTTGCATGTTCTGCCAAACTCTTTTTTAAGGTCGGTATCACTTTGCTAACATATTGACGAAGTGATTCGGTGTCATTAACATTGGTAATGTATTGATTCAACAATTTTTTCTGTGATTCTGAAAGTACTGAATACTTTTCGTTGAATTTGTCTACCATTAATTTATATGCTAATAAACGTGTGTCTTTTTCTTGTTTTGCAAACACATCCATTTCTGTTTCTTTGACAGGTTGTGCTTGTTTAGGCATTGCATTTTCAATGATTACATTTTTGCATTGCATCAATCGTTTAGGGTTGTCTGTTTCTTGATATTCAAACAACATGTATATTGATGCCAACTCTTTGTAATTGTTAATGTGCATTTTAGATAAATCTTCAAAAACAAAACGTTCTGATATTTCTTTTACTAGATTGTATTTTTGTCTGTTCAATACACTTTGATTGAGCTTTGCGTGTGAATTTCTTATAGTGTTAATGTAATCTATCGCACGTGCTTCAGTTTTATGTTGCTCTTTTAATAAAGCATTATACATTTGAAGCTCTTTTGCTAGCTCGGTATTTTTGCCAAAATATTTTTTGATGATGTCTATAGTTACGGACTTGTCTGATGTCATTGTTTCAGACGTTAACTTTCTAACAAGCATCTCAAATAAGATACCCGTGTTCTTGTACTTTGAATGTTTTAATTTTTTCATACTGTGGCCAGTAGTTTTTCTTTATTTATAAATATGGACAAATCTATAAAATATTGTTTTCATCCAACATTGTTCCAGAATCTTCGTCTTTGCTTGACGAATTCATTGTTTCTGTTATGATTTTAGATCCTTTTTTACGGTTAAAATAATTTACAAGATTCTGATTTTCTGATGTCATTGACATTTTTCTTTGCCGAACGTCGGGTTGAAAAGCAGTCTTTTGATTTTCAGGGTCAAATGCTTGTTTTATTGTTTTGTTACCAAGCGGATCCCACCCTAATTCATTCTGATGTTGTCCATGTTTTATACCTTCGGGAGGACGTCCTCCTAAATCTTTTTCTTCTACTTCATCACTGCTCATATGCATCGATGCTAGGTCGTGAGGTGTACCATATGACACTCCGGTTACAGTAGGATCATTTCCTTCTTGTTCGATTTGATTTTGTCGGAAACGAAGTTTCAAGTCTTCTATAACATTGGTTCTTTCTTGTAGCCATTGTTCTTCAGACATATTAAATATGTATTCATATATGTATTTATCTGACACTAATTTGCTGTCTTTCATGGTGTTAGCAAGTTGTATTTTTTCGTTCATTAACGCAACCTTTTGTTGATCATAAACTATTGAAGGTGCAGTCAAAGCTAAGTCAAAATTAACTAAATCTTCTCCTTCATATCCTTGTGATGCTAAATGAACGATTGCTATTTTATATAGTTCTGAAACTACTATTTTTTGTATTCTTTCGATGGTCCTAGCAAAACGCATATCCATGGATGCTAATGTAGTTTTACCTTCAACTCCTTCATCGAAACCTAGGAATGGCTTCGGTATCTTTAGAGCGGCCATCATTTTGTTTTTCACATACTCAATATCATCAGTACCGGTCCAAGTCATACCTGGAAGCGTGTCAATCTGTGTTTGTGAGTTACCACCCCTTACCGGCAAAAAGAAATCTTCAATCATGTTATTAAGATTGAATTTCAAGTTGTAGTTACCTGTTTTCTGATCGATATGAGGAATTTTTTTCATTTTGTTGATGATTTGTTCCATGAACGTATCAACTTCATTGGGTGGTATGTTACCTATGTCTATCTTGAATATACGCTTCTCTGGTGCTCTCATTATTCTGTGAATGAGCATTGCATCTTCAAGCATTGTGAGTTTTTGAAACTCTTGTCTTGCTCCTTCAAGCATAGAACGACCATATGGTAAAAAGTTTGAATCTGAAAGCAATCTGAAGTGTGCAATTTCAAATACATCATACCATTCTTCATGTGTGGCAATATGTTTAAATTTTATTTCATATTCACCAGTTTCTGCATCATACTCTTCATAACGTTCAATTTCGTAACTTGATAATGGACGAGCATTAATGATACCAATTTCATCTGCAATATCTAATTTCAAAAAGAAATCTCCATACTTTGTCACGTTTCTAATCCATGACCACATATTAAAGTCGATGTTAAGAATATCATAAAACAAGTTGTAAAGTACTTTTTGAAGTTTGCTATCATTGGTTTTGATAGTCAATATATCACCAAACTGATCTTCAAGAGTTGATTCGTCAGAATATATATCTAATGCTGCATGAATAATCGGATCACGGTCCATCATTTCGTAGTCAGTATATAACTGCATACGATTTTGGTGCATATAGTAGTTAGAGTCATAGCCTCCATGGATGCCTCCTACTTTGTGTTTGTTTGCACCATGAAGTCGAGTATATCGGTCTGCTAATTTGGTATGTACTAAGTTACCTCCGTTCTGCAGTCTGTTTGTATCAACTACACGAAGCTTATCTTTTCCTACTGCTCGCACTATAACATTAGTAGCAAACAGATTTCTTAAACGTTTTCTTAAAGAAGCCATAAAGTATTTCTTTTATAATAAATATAACTACTTAAAGATCCAAGCAAATTTTATATCAACCACGTTAAATCTTGATCTTCACGGCCGTTATTCCAATTCCAACCACTGTCTTTTGGTTTATTGTTTCCGGTATATATAACACTATCTGATTTTTGAAATTGTGATAAAGCCCGTTTATTTAAATCAATTCCGTGCTGTCTAAGTTTCAAAGAAGTATCACGAAGCCAAAGTCCAATACAAAAACTCATAACTAAGTCATCATTATATCCTACTTGTGCTTGGGCTTTACCATTCATCCACACAAAAACAAATAGTTCTTGTATGAGCCTCTTACTGCGTATAGTAGGGCTTTTTTCTCGCATATACATTTCAAGTGCAGATATCATTAAAGGACGAGTTCGACTCGTGGTAGACACTCCAGGAACCATTTTAGATTTGTCTTTCATGTCATAACCTTTTTGAAGTTGCACTTCTAAATCTACATAGCCATCGTCTTTATATGTGTAAAATAAATTTTCATAGTTACGATCTAAAGCTGGTTGTATTGCAGCCCAGCCTATGTTTGCATTTTCAATTGCTAGCAATGCATTGTTCCATTCTGTAGCTACGGTTACCAACATGTTTCCAAAATCTTTGGGAGGTAACTTGCCTCGATATTCTGCAACTTGTGTTACTGTTTCTACGTCCATAACGTGAAACGTGGACCAGTCAGCACCATCACCTCGGGCAACGTCAGCCATAACTATGTAATTTTTAGAATAGTCAGGATACTCCCATACCCAATATCCGTTGTCAAATCCTCGCTTCTCAACAGGCTCACAACATTTTTCTTCATATTCTAAAAGTATGCGACCATCGACAACAGTGTGTCCGGAACTTATAAAGTCACAATCACATTCTTGTGCCGCACCTCTTTCTCCTAGAAGTTGTGTTTGTTGTTCTCTCCATTCATTATCTCTGTCAGGATGCACCGTCCAATGCAGTTTAATATTGTGCCATTGTGTCTGAGCATTTGTTTCTCCGTCTACCCAAGTTTTATGAAACCAGTTACCCACACCATTAGGAGTAGATAAAACTATTGCACCTCCACCTGTTGATAGTGTTGCTTGTGATGCTATCCATATTTCTTCAATGTTTCGGATAAATGCTGCCTCATCTATTATTAGCAGTGATAAGGCTTCTGAACGTGCTCCTGTCGTAGCAGATGATACTGCTTTGATTTGAGAACCATTTTTAAATTTTAAAGAAAGTTTGTTGTCTGCTTCTATAGTACCTTTCAGCCAACTCGGCAAGTTGTCATGCATCACACGAACTTTGGTTACTAGGTTTTTTGCTACTTCTTGTGTGGTTGCAATAACTAACACGTTGAAGTCTTCGTTAAACAACATGCTCCACAAAGCAAATCCAGCACTAAGAGTTGATATACCTAACTGTCTGGACTTTAATATAACACTGTATCGGTTGTCTCTGAGTTGTGTGAGTGAATCTTCTTGAAAATCATACAAGTTAAATTTTATTTTACCTCGCTTAGGATGTTGAATATAACAATACTGTTTCATGAAGAACACCGGATCTGCGGCGCACATGGAGTATTGTTGTTGTATGATTTGCTTTATATTCTGTGACATTATTGTACTACTTCTACTATTAATTTACCAGTTAGAACGGTTGTTAGTATGCCGGCACTAAACCAAATGATTTTATTGTCATACCATTTAGGTTCAAGTCGTTTTTGTTTTTTAACATATAAATTAATATTTGTTTCTAACAATTTGATTTGCTGTTCATTGTATCTAAGCTGTAGAGAATCAAGTCGCATTACTTCATCTTGTTTTGCAATAATTTGTTTTTGTTGTGAAATAATTTGTTGATTGATTGAATCTTGATAATATAATTCATCAAGTGTTTCTGATATATCATGCACTTGTTGTTCTGTGAAACAAGTATCTGGTGGTATCGTTTGCGTGAAAGCAAATACAGGAAATAATATGATTATCAGTGTTTTCATTTCTTTTTCTTGCGTCGACTTGTTTTATTGACAATGTTCTTTTTAGCGTCACTTGTAGATTTTTTTGGTCTTCCTG